CAATCATTATTAGAGGTACGAGTATACCTAAAAGAAAACTGAACAATTGGTATAAAAAATCAGTATTTTGTTGTCCATCATTAGCCGGAAAAGTATTATATGTTGATTCACAATTTTCATTTAAAATGTCTTTAATTCCAATATAATTATAGAATGAACCAACACCCCCATTACTTCTATGTTCGGTAACTAATTGAGAAACAGTATAAACTTTACTGTGTTTCATCTCAAAAAATCTGTCTTTACAATTGATTGCGTCTTGAATCATTTCATACGAGTACGTTCCTCCCCCGTAATCATCCCAATCCACACTAAATGCGTACGACGCTTTAGCCATCAAATAATCAGGATTGGTGTTTATAAAATTCTCATCAGGGGGTTGACATGTGGCATTAAATATACTTTCTAAGAACCCTTGTTGTTGCACCGTTGGGTCATGTTCATAGTCGGTTTGCCACCCCCATTCTTTAATATTTGGTACTAAAAACGCTCCTCTAATTATTTTTCCAGTTAACGTAGGTGGTTGTTCCCATTTAACTTTAAATCTATATTTTGCCTTTGTCGGGATACCTAAATTAGGGTCATTTGAAATGAGTCTTTCTCCTGACTCACTAGTATAAACAAAATCTAAGTTCATTGGAACGTCTATTAACCATGTTCCATTCTCATCAACACATTTACCTCCACTTTCAAGTGAGAATAATTCTAATATTGGTCTTCCATTACTATCAATATTTATAGTTTGTCTTATCGCCAAGATTTCACCAGGGCCAGTTACTAAACTACAGAAATTACCTGTCTTTTTTTTAACTTTACAATTTCTTTTTACAATTCCTTTTTCCTCATTTGATAATATAGAACCCATAAACACAGCAGCTGGTTCTATCTTGATACCAAATTCTTGGGATAAATCAAAATCAACTCTAGTTATACCTAAATAACATAATTCAGGTTGCCCCCATAATGGCTCAACTTCAATAGTCCTATTAGCTTGTTTAATTTGTGGGAGTTCCCCGAGATTTGTTGAGGATTTAAATTTAGTCCCCGCAACCTGTGTTGGTGCCGCTAAATTTAATCTAATTAAATCTTGTGGTGATAATGAAAATTCACCGATATCCGACAAATCAACATCAATGTGTATCGTTTGTTCCCCAACAGGAACTCCAAAAATCATAAAGTCACCGCTTTCATTTGTTTTTGCGGTGTATTTGTAATATTTGTCAAATACCTCAATTAAGTTAGGTTCAACTAATACATCTTTTCTAGAAAAAAAAGTACCTGTAGGAGTGTGACCATCATGTGATGGTTCATAAGGTAATAAATTATATCTATAACCATCCTCATTCACATCATTTAATGTTTTATAAGGATATAATTCAGAAATTATAGGATTTAATTCGTCAACATCAGTTAATGGTATAAAAATAGACACCTTAACATTAGGTAACCCAAACCCATTATTAGCCGTGACTCTTCCAACAACAACCCCATAGTCAGAACATTGTCTATTATAAATTTGGCTTTGTAAAATCTTTAAAGATAAAATTTCAAGTGATTCAAAATCTTGCTCAAGAGCAACTTTAAGTGATTTATCAACCCCTACTTGAGTTCTTATTCTATATGAATTCGTCATGAAAAACCTTTTTTATAAATAGTTTATTTGCTATTTTCAAAAAAAGATAGACTATTATTTAGATAAATAAATTATCAGGAGAAATTGACCGTAGATAGGTTTTTAACTCTAACATTAATATCCTTACTAGGATACTTAATTTGATAAATTTGACTAGGTTCGGCAAAAATAGTATCATCCACTAGTTCAATTTGTCTTGTATCAGAATCTAAATACCTTTGAGATGTCTGCGAAGAGGAATATTGCCCCCCTACCTTATTGAAGACCAAAATATCTGACACTGAGATTACCCCATTTTCACTTTGAACAATTCTTCTAATTTCCGAAACATATACATTTTGTCCCATCTGCATATTTGAGGGGTCAAAATAATCAGAAATCAAATTAATTATTGCCGATATTACCGCCCCCTGATTTTGACTCGCGTTTAAAACAACATCAATAGTTATCGCTAAATCAATAACATTTGCGGTTTCCACAGAAATATAATCATTTATCATTCTATAGTTTGATAGATAATTAGCAACATTACTTTTTAATGTATTAGATACGATTTCCGTTAAATTACCTGTCTCATCATAAGATAACATTTTTATTCTTATCTTATTATTATCTTCAGTTATTGCAACTTTTGCCGGAGCCCCAAACTGAGACGGCATTGTTCTAATTATTGATTCATAATCGTTAACAGTTACCGCCCTATTTTGTGACGCAAAATTAAATGAAACATAATTACGAACTTCTTCAGATGTTGGGGCCGGAGCTCCTCCGATTGCTGCAGTTACGTTTGTACATCTAAGTGAATTTACTACAGTTGTATTTACTGACTCTGAAGGTCCATTAACAAAAAATGAAACAGTACCAATTTGTGTAATAACATTTACTCCTAAATTACTATTTGTTCCACCTCCAATTCTATACTGTATAAACAACGTTGAATTGGCTTTGAGTGTACTACCCAAAGCAAAATTATTTGAGTATTTATATAAATCTAATTTATATCCATTTCTTGCAAATTCCCTTAGTTGCTCGTCAGCCGATTGACTTCCTCCCCCAAATGTCATTTTTAAGAACCCTTCAGGTGTATATTCAGTAATGAATTTATCATTTGTTACAACATACTTTCCAACTTTAATACCCGGTCTATCTGAAGTTTTTGTTGGGTCTTCAACAAATACTCTATCTTCTATTAATGCCTTAACTTCATACCATCTATTATCAATACCTATAAATTCTTGTGGTGATGGAACATTAGCATATTGAGTTCCATCTTTTAATATAACACTAGTAACCCCTAAAACATTTTTCTCAGGTAAGAAAAGTTCAAAAAATGGTTTAACGTCATTAGGGGTTACAACTTTCTTATAGACTTTAGTAATACCATTAACTACCGTTTCTCTTTTTACTATTGTATAATTAACTAATCTATTATTTGAATCAAATACCGGAATTTTAAGTCTATTCGGGTATCCATCCCCACTTGTTGGTGATGCAAAATCAATATCATAAACCGTTTCAAATACTTGGCCTGCTCCATTAACTTGAGAGCCTCTTCTTAATATACCGCAATATCTTAAATCTTCTTTATCACCAAAAGCCGGTACCGTTATTGAGAAATCAACAAGAGCGACTGAAGGTCTTTGTCCAGGAATTTTAAGTCCATAAGTTCGTGCTATATTATATATTGATGACCTTTGTTGTGCGTACTGAAGTACGGTTTCTTGTATACTCCTGTCAATATTAAATTGTAGGTTATCAGTTACCGCGGCATTTAAATCCAACAATGCTGAAAAAATAGACGCATCATTAACATTACTAACTAAATCAGGATAATACGTCTGTGTAAAATTAATTAATTCTGTACGTATTGATTGAAAATCTCTTGTAGTATACGATATCTTTTTATTTGCCATGTTGTTTAAATATTAATGATAACGAAATCACTTGAATTGAAAACGTCATTATTGATTTTATAATCTATTTTTATCTTAGCGGTATGTTCTAACGTTCCAATACCAGGGACTCTAAATACCCTTTCGTCATTATCTGTAATATATGACCCCTTATCCTCATCTCCTTCAGATGCTGGTTTTATGTCAATTTTAGTTATTGTAATTCCAGGAATATATTCTTCCACAGTATCTCTTATCTCCGCCTCAATATCTGAAAAAGTAGGACCATCTAATGGTTCAAAAATATATTCATATAATCTAGTTCCAAAATCAGGCAAAAAGTATCTAGTTCCTTTTCTGGTTAGTAATAAATGAACTAAATCAGTTCTTATTTCTTCATCATTACTTGTTGATAAATCAAAATAAGTACCGTTAAACGAATCTCTAAACGGAAAATTTATACCGTATGTTTTTCCTTGCGCCATATTGTATAAATAGTAATTAAATTAAAACCACAAACTTACCGTCTATTTTTTTAAGGGTATTATTTTCCATCTATCTTAAAATCTTTACCGAATTTTTTATAACTATCTTTGTAGGATTTTAAATTTTCGTCATTTTCATCTTTAGTGTATTGCCAATTCCAATATAATTTTTCATTTGGTTTAAACCCGTAAAATTCGTGAACTTTTTTTTGTACTTCGGTAACATTTTCACCATTCCAATTTTGACCTGTACATATAAATCCAGTTTCAATGTCTTCAACAATATTTTTTTCACCTAATGAGTTATGTCTATTTTCTATCCAAGTAAGTCTTTCTATAAGATTTTGGTAATACATATTTGTTTGTCCCCATCTAACTGATGAAAAGAAAATAACAACATCAGATTCAAATAATTCTTTAGATACTTTCCACAATTCATCTGACTTATTATTTAAACTAGCCCAACATCTATGATATCCTGAAGGATTTTTTTTATCATCTTTAAGGAGGGCTTTCTTTAACCCACAACTATTACCATCTTTTCTTGATACATTTCCTTCACATGGAAATATTTTAAGTTCTGATACGTCAATTAGAATCGCTTTATCTCCAATTTCTTCTTTAATATATGAGGCCAAGATTTTTGACTTGGGGGTATCAATATTATCTTCATCCCAATTGAATCTATTTGAACAACTAAGTAGTAATACCTTACCTTTTTTTGATAAAATTTCAA